AATTATAAATCATAGGCTTTTCTAAGGCCTCAACTCTTTTTTCCAATTCCTCTACTTTTCCCATATCAATATATTCTCCTTCTAATTTATTTTTGAAATTTTCCCACTGCTCCGGGTGCTTAACAAATGGTTCCGGGCAATTTTTGTGGGTGACATCATAGTGCCGCACCACATGGTTTGCCGGAATATTGTATCGCTGCATCAATTGTCTTGTCAGCTCCGCCGCATTTTCTACAGTCTGATCTTTGAAATAACTGCCGCTGCTATCGAACCGGCTACATAATTCGATCCCGATACTGTTGGCATTCCTGCATTCTTTATGATAATATGTACCGCTGGTTCCGCAATGCCAGGCCGTGTCGCCTACCGGCACGCTAGTATAGACTGAATTTTCGTCTACAAAAAAATGAGCTGATGCGCCTACCTTGTTATTGGCAAAATAATTTATGTTGTTTGCTGCCGTATCGCCGTTATTGCCTGTGTAATGGATCACTATGTAGGCTGGTACATTGGTGCGGCCTTTCTTGTAATTCCCGCTATTTGGCGTTTTTCCTTGTTTAATCTCCACTTTTCTCATTCCCTTCATTTGTTTTTTTCAGCAACACTTCCAGGCCGCTTCTAAGCCATGCCGGATATTTCACTCCCATAAGGCCGAGATTTTCCAGTATGGATAACGCTTCATTGATAATGAAAAATATCACAATCACATTACGACAGAACACCCCGTCATGCAGTATTAGTTCTAGCTGGGCCACTACCATGACCATGACCAAAATTCCTACTTTGCGAATCAATCCTTTTAGGCCTGCCCGTGTCTCGACCGCCCCATTGTCCGTTTTCGTGCTATTTTTAAATCCCCCAGCCACTACTAATCCAGTAGCATAATCTACGGCCATAAATAATACTAGGGCTTGTAGGGCTGCGTCCCAGCCCCCCAGTAGCCAGCCTACCATTGCACTGATTGCAATTTTAATAAATATAATTACATTTTCCATATTAAATTCCTTTCTATTTCACGTAAACTCTGATATGATTTTCGTCAATCCGTTCCATTACATGGTAGCCGCTTTCTGCTGCCGTTGCAATTCCGCCGTTTGTCGGCTTACAAAATCCGTTTGCTTCGCAAGTCCCATCATCATGTACGACTAATTTCCCATGGGTGCCTAAAAAGTCATATTCTTTTCTCTGTTCCCGTGGGATATACGCTTCATCTGGATTATAATCGGGATTTAGGATCAGTTCGTCAGCTTCGTATGCCTGCTGGATCACATTTCCATCCTCGTCCTTAATTTCGGGATATGATACTCGCTCCCTTAAATATCGTCCATATATATCCCGCAAATATTTCCCGCACCATTCATCCGCATAATTATCTCCAATAATTGCAGGATTCCCAGATATGATTCCTACTCTTGCCATATCGTCTCCATCCTGCGATAGTCTGATTTTATCCCCGTCCATTGTGGCAAAATATCCAGTTCGGTCTTGCGCCTCTGGATTTCCGTCCATCCATTCCCACAATTCCGCATAGTCTGCGCCTGTAGCATTAATCGTTGTTTTTGCATATACATTGCCATCATTATCAACCCTCATAGCGTTAGATCTGTTTGCCTCATTAGTTCCGCATCCAACGGTAAGCAAACTTCCGCCTGCGGTATTTCCGTTTTGAGGGCTGATATTGTATCTTCCTACAATGAAATTATAGGCATTTGCGACAAGATACTCCCCACTGCAGAACGAGTTATTTCCATCTTCATTTATGATATTGTTGCCTCCGGCAATAATCGCAGAATTTGTTCCCCATACAATATTATTTTGCCCTCCTAGAATCGCACCATTTACTGATTTCCATGCAACGCTGTTTTGATAACCGCCAAACGCACACGAACGTTCGCCATTAGCGGACACGCTTAATCCTCCAGCGGCATTGTTGCCGCGACTGGAGTCACCAGCAGTGCAATTTTCTCCGAATAGTACACCGCTATTTTTCCCCCTTGAACGTCCACTGGATCCAAACGCTACTTGGTTTTCACCAAATGTCCAGTTGTTTTCGCCGACTGATAACGTTCTTTCCGAATACCCTTTTCTTGATCCGATTGTGATGTGCGATGGTATAATATCGCCAGTCGGGGAGTCGTTATTTTTAGTAATATTTGCGCTGCCTCCTGCGCCTTGCGTTTTCCAATCGTCCAAAATAATGTAGGCTGTTCCATCCGCTCCGGCACCCCCCTGTTCTTCATCCCACGTTAGCGGCTGCGCTATTACAGCTATATAGTTATGGCCTACTTTGAATGATTCGCCCGAAATTAAATTTAGATAATTGGAATAATATCCTACATTAATTGATAGGCTGGCCGTCTCCGCTTCATCCGCTCCGCTTTCTGATTTTATGGATGATAGATTGAATCGTATAATATCCCCCGTCTGTAAAATCCCTCGTTCATCTAGGTTGTACTGGTTTTCCGGCTCTGCCCAGTCCGGGTCGATTTGCTTATTGAATATCACATTACCAAAATCATGACAGAATACGCCTGATAAATCGTCTATTGTCCGGCTTGCCGCTGCATTCCAGCTCTCCACGCTACGTCTTTCGATTTCGTCCAGTACTTCTTTGTTCCAGTGCGGGATCTGGTCTACCAGTGCCTGCGTTAATCCGTCCAACAAATTTTTATTGGTGTGGGCGTGTGAGTTATTTAATACGTCCCCTGTGATGGAATCCAGCTCTGTTTTATTAGGGTGTATGTGCAATCCATCCTTCAACTCATCCGACAACTTATTTTTGGTTACACTCCCATCGGGATGATCTAATACCACGGCGTTCTTGTGCGCATTGTCCGCGTTTTCCCTGGCCGTTTTTTCATTGTTTATACTTGTTTGTAGTGCCTTATCAGAAATCTGCCTGAAATTGGCTTCGCTTGTAATATTATTTTGCAGTGTTGCGTCTGCTTCTTGCCTATTCGTTTTTTCCGTGTTGATACTAGACAATAAGGCATCATCATTGGCACTTCTCATACTGGCTTCTTTATCTATGTTGCTTTGCAATGTTTTATCTGCATTTCCTCTGGCAGTCGCTTCCTTGTCAATATTCTGTTGCAATGTAGTGTCTGCACTTTTCCGGGCAGATGTTTCATTATTTACGTCCGTCTGCACCTGTTGGAAGAGTGTCTTGATCTGCTTCCACCAGTCTTTTAGCTTTGTTTTTCCGTTAAAATTCAAATTTAAATTCATTATGATTTTCCTTTCTTTAATAAAAATTGTAATAAAAAAACACGCTCCGGCGTGCTATGGTGGGATCCCATATTTCATTGTTTGTCTCCTTTCGGCCATACAAAAAGCACACCTATAATAGATGTGCTTTGTTCGGTATTATATTTTATAGTCTACGCTGCTTCGACTTCTCTTGCATATGCTTTCAAGGTTAATTCACCCATCTTACTATCAAAGTCACGCAATAGCTTTGTAAATAAATTTAACGTATCAGCATAGGTCTTTGTATCGTGATTTCCTGATTCTACAGCCTCCGCCAAGGTTGCGCTAAACCCGAGCAACATTTCAGTATAATCTTTTAAATCTTCAATGTCCGATCTCAAATTATTCATAATAAAGCCCCCTTAACAATAGTCCATACGGTGTTCAAGATAATTTTTAACGTCCGGATGGTCACGGTCGATATGTATGTAAGCGATATTTTCAAGTTCTTTCTCCAATTCCTCCATATCACTATCGCTGTCTAAATTATATACCTGTTCATAATCTTCAAGAATAGAACCATCTATATCTTTGTTCACACAATGCATCTTACAGTATGTATTTCTATCTTCTTGAAAACTTGATAACTTTACTTTAATATTAGCAGCTTCACAGCTCTCTTCTTCAACAGTTCCGTTCAAATATTCCCAAAAGTGGTCAACTAGAATATATCTCACAAAATACTGTTTATTCTCCTGCAAGAGTTCCGTTGCCATTATATTTATTAAATCTTCGACAGTTCTGTTAGTATTTTCAGCTAAAAGCTTTAAATCCTCATAAACTTTTTCATCAAAACTTATTTCCTTCTTTTCTGTAACTTTCGTTCTTAACATTTTAATAACTCCTTCTTCAATCTTATTTTTAATTTCATTACCAAATAACTGATAAGTTTTCATTATAGTGTTGCAGGCCTTTTTAATCTTTTTAAGCTGTTTTGGCCTGTTCAAGCAACAGTTTAAAAATTTCTATTGCATTCTCATAATACCTAAAAGATGGCACTTCTTTATTATGGTTAGGCACTTTATCCTTAAACCACTTTCCATATACTTCAGTCTTCATACCATTTGCCTCGGATAGTTTACCGATTCTTTGCTTATTTGTGCCAAGGATATTTGCAATATCCGTTGCGGAATATGTCTTTTCAGGTAATTCGGGTAACGGAAGTATGTGTTCGCCAGTCAATTCCTTTGTCGCGTATGACTGTAATATCTGTTTATATGTACCGTTATATTGGTCGGCAAGTTTTGTAAGTATCTGCGCCTTTCTTATTTTAGCGTTTTCAGCTCTTGTCTGCGTCATAAGCTTTTGATATTCAGTCATGCCGACAAGCTTTGTTTCACCTTTACGTAAGGATTTCAATAATTTTCTTATCCAGGCTCTAAACTCTTTTGCCTTTTCTGTTTTTGCAAGCATTGTAATTTCATATATACCATCTTCAGTAAATATGCGAGTATTATACCTCTTTCCATCAGTAGCCGACAATTTGTCGGTAACTGAAAATTCTTTATCTTTTAAATAAGAATTTCTTTCAATCATCTTTTCAATACTCCTTCTATCAGAATATCCCAAACAGTCTGATAATTGGCTTATTGTCATAAACATATCTTTATCATTTGCGTATACATCACATTGGATATCTCCGAATTGTGATGATTTAATAATTTGTAGTTCACTTCCCATAATTAAACTTCTCCTTTTGTTCAATTCTTGACAGAGAATTTTATCTATGCTATAATCCAATATAGATAGATTTTTCTGTCTTTTATATATTACTTTAGAGTAATTTGTTTATTAATCTTTGATGGGATTAACAAATTGCTCTTTTTTTATCCATACACCGCTGTTATTGTAAGCTGTGGGTGTGGATTTGGTCTAACAAAACCATCTGGTAGCATGATTCCGAATTGTTCACTCACACTTTTTACTATATTCGCCATTACTTCGGGTGAGAGTCCTTGTTCTTTCATTCGCCTTTCGTAAATCCGTAAAATGTTAGCTACTTCTCCGACGGATGTAGCTTTAGGTTTATATGTATCTAATTCATATTTACCTGTTTGGCGTATAGTTGGTAACACTTCATCAAACACCCAAAGTTCAAATTGTTCTGCTTCCTTTTTCTTACTGTGAGTAATAAGTCTATAAAGATTACCTTCACTGATAAATTTAATTTTTTGTACTCCACCATCTGTAAGGGCCTCGCGAAATGCGACCCCCTCTATTTTACAATGCTTTGACAACGCATCATATGGGTTCGCATATCCTAATGATTTTGCCACATCATTTCCGCAAAACATGATTTTACCGTTTTCTTCAATTGTCCTAATTTCTCCAAAAACCTCATTTTTAAAGGTTTGTAGACTTTTCATTTTTAATTTCCTCCTTCCTACGCTGTAAAGTTTCTGCAATCAGATAAGCCTAACAGATAATCCGAAGAACATTTAAATATCTTTGTCATTTCAGCTAACTTGCATGACGGGATTTTTTCATTTACAATCCACGTATAATACGTTTTTCTTGTAACCCCTAGTTTCTCTACCAGCTGTTCTTGTGACAAATTCTGACGCACTCTTTCCGATTCTACATTAAAATACATTCCAAACTCACCTCCATTCCATTTTTGAGTTTTTCTATTTTTTAAAACCCGTTTTTGAGTACAATATGATTATAGCACTATATTCGAGTATTTGCAATATCAAATTACGCAAAATGTTGACTAAATATATTGATTAACTTTTGTATGCTTTTTACAAAAGTGCGTATTAGCCATTGCATAGTTTCTCATTTCGTGTATAATGTATTTAGAAAGGGGGTGTAACATAATGTTTGATGATCGATTAAAACGTTTACGAGAAGAAAGAGGATTAATCAAAAAAGAGGCGGCGCATCAGCTCGGAATCGCTTATACTACCTATGTTGGATATGAGAATAATGAGCGTGAGCCTAATTCTGAAACTCTTATTAAGTTATCCGATTTCTTCAATGTTGATGTTGACTACCTCGTGGGCATTAGTGCTTGTAAACGTCATACTAATAATACTGTGGTAGAAGATTTAGGCTTATCTGAAAACAGCATTAATATCCTAAAAAAACTCAACCAAGACGATACAGAAATTCTTAATATGTTAAGCTTAATAATTGAAAGTCCTTACTTTTATTCCTTTATGGAGGATTTCTGTAGGTACAAACAAGATTGTGCCGACAAGTCTACGACTGAAAAAGCTTTCAAAAATTTTTATACTAAATTGTCTAATCATCAAAAGATTGTCTATACAGTAGAAACACCTAAAGACTATGAATCTTTACTATTCCAGGCCGTTCAACGTCAACTTGAATATATATTAGACCGTCCTAAAGACCTATAAATTACCTAACACAAAAGACACCCCGCAATGAGGTGTCTTTGTTTTTTATTATAAATATTTTTCTAATCCCTCTAACCTATCTTTAAATCTTGTTAGTTTTCTCTCTCTGTCAGATCTTGTTTTAACAACTTTATTTTCAAAAACCCAAATAGCGTGTTCTAAAACACGTTTTTCTTCTTGATACTCTTTTCTCTTATGATATATAACGGCTAATCTATCATATGGGTGATTTCCATTAAAATCATCACAAATAATCTCTTCATACAATCCTATTGCCTCATCTATCTTGCCTTCTTTTTCATAATAACTTGCCCTAGTCATTTTATTTGTATGGGCCATTTTATCAATTGTCGTATTTTCAGAAGAATGCCTTTTAAAATAATTTTCTATCTCCAATCCCTGTTTATCATAACTTAATGACAACATATCAAGACAGACATTCAAGGCACCCATTTCAAAATCATTACTAGCCTTTAATTGATTGATATAGTTTTCAATTTCATTTTCAGATAATCCAAATTTTAATCGATTACTCCAATAGGTAATGTCTACACCATATTTATTTAATTTTCTTTTTTCTTCACCTATGCTAACAAAAAAACCTCGCTGAAATGGCTGCTTTTTCTCGTAGCTACACATTAAAAAATATGCTTCTTGAAAGTTGTATTCTTGAATTTGTTCCACCATTCTATCTATTAAATCCGCAAATTCTTTTTCTTTTAACATCTGTAATTTGTTAAAAACCTCTTCGCCCTTCTGAGTACGAATTATATATACTTCATATCCATCAGGAGGTGTAATTTCGCTCTTAATAATATTTTCTACTATTCTATCAATTAAATCCTGCTTTTTTCCGGTAGTCTTTAAATTGTGTTCACCAAGTATGTTTTTTAAGTGGGGGATTTTCAAATATTGCAACACTTCATAATTATCACATATTTTTATCAGCTCATCATTTGTAAATTGCTGAAATTTTTCGGAAACGATCTCTTCTCCCCAGTAAGGAATCCTGCCATACATATCATTAATTTCAGTCTTATGTAGCCTTTTTAAAAATTCATAGTCTATCAAAGAATCCGTGCTTAATGGAATGCGATATTTATACATACTCTTTCTATCCCCTTTATTCTTTTTCCCAGCCTTTATTTGCAAGCCACGACTGTAGTACAGTATTATACCAATTAAGATCTATTGTAAATTTTGCTTTCCCTTGTGGAATGTTTTCAAATACTGGGCAGAGCTTTCCATCTATTATTTTTCCAACAAACTCACTGTTATTATTATCCGTCCCAAAATCATATTTACCTTCATACTTACTTTTTATATCTCTTTCGTATATATACCATTGACCGTCTTTATATTCCGTTTTGATTCCATCAATCGCTTCACCTTCTTTAAGTTCCGATATAGCTTTCGTTGCTACTGGTGTTGGTTTTAACGTAGGAACAGGCGTAGGGTCAACGTTTGTAAGTACAATTGTGTCATTAACAAAATCAACCCTAAAACCACCTACAGCGTCCGATACATCTCGTAGATTAAAGTATGTATTATCATTAATATTATAGCCTTCTATATCTTTCTCTACCCCGTTGACTTTTATTGGGTAGGGATTAATATTAATAATATATTCAACCGCAAAACCTGTTATTGCTGCACAGATTATTCCCCCAAACAGAAATCCTGTTACAAAATTTTTTTTCATGGTAAAACCTCCCTTTTAAGAACATTTTACCATGATTCAAAAGAAAGTCAAGAAATATTATGGTAATTTTTCACATGATCCCTCATTACTTCATCAATATACTCCTGCGTTGCTACCTCCGCTCCATTTTTAGTCACGCTTGCTGCGTTTAGTTCAAGCCTGGATAAAGCTGAAAATACAAGGTTTGCGCCCTCATTTGTTGCGCTGATTGACGCTCCGGGGCCTAACTGGATATTACTATCGTCATACCATTCGTAGATAGTCTCACCATTTTCATTTTCGTATGACCTGATATATCCAACCCGCAAGTACCTACCTACATTTGCGTCCTTATTGACCGCTATGTCCGTATCGGAAAGGATCTTTCCGCCCCGGATAATGCCAGAAAATGTTCCGTTTCCCTGTTCATCAAAATAAATTACCGGGTTCCCGTCTGCGTCATACAGCCAAAAGCCAAATCCTTTGCTGCTATTGCCCAGCTCCGCCCGGATCCGTTTATTGTCTCTGATTGTCAGGAAGTCACCCTCTAACTTCAACCGCTCATTCTCTGATTTTATATTGTTCTGGTCGCTGTTGATCGCTCCGTCCAGATAATTTGTCTTTGTCCCGCCGTTGGTGGTAGTGGTTTTATCCAGATCCCGTTTTGTCCACCTCAAATGCCGAACAAGGAAAAATAAATCACGCCGTTGTCTGCCGATTGTGATGTTCCCCAATTCCGGCTCATATGGATAGTTTTCTATGGTCCTGATCCGCTCCCGGATCACATTCCCGTTGTTCACGATGTACACCCGATCGCCTAGGTGTACCTTATATACATCCCCATACTGGGCCAGCTTTGAAAGGTCAACAAATTTCCCCGACACAACAATTTCCGGCACGTCGATCCGTTCCTCATTCTCCGGGTCAAATTCCCATTCTGCCCTGGCCTTAAGCTCCTCCATATCAGAATAGTCCGTATAGTCCTTATAGCCGTCTATGCGTCCATATATGCCGATATTCGGGCTGTCTATGTAGTTCTCCTTGCTAATAGGTGCATCATCCTTGCCATATGGATATAAGCGTGTTATCATGTCCGTAGTTTCGTACGCTACTTTGATATCTTGCATATTAAAGCCAACTTCAAGCCGGAGGCTGGTTTCTTTCCCGACCCGCTCCACTAGGGCGATTTTATAATTATCCATATACAGCTCGCCCATGCCGCAAGATTCAATCAGCTTTTGCATCAAATCAAATGCGCTGGTTTTATCCACGGAGAAAAAGTCGATTCTAAAGCCATCATTCCCGACCCATTTCAACCCTTCTGGTAGCTCACTCTGCTCCATCACATGGAATTTAGAGCCTTGAAAGATTTCATCCACGATACTTTTTGGGGTTACGTTAATCCTGTCTGGTATCTTTGGCACATGATATTTTCTTGCATCATAATATAATAAATGCCGGGCGATCACTGATTTTTTGAGTATGCCTTTGTTTTCTTCATCTACCTTATAGATCCGGTACGCCTGCCCTTCACAAACGACGATCCGGTTTACTATGATCATAGGGGCTTTCGGGTCGTCCCCCGGATAATCAAAATACAGGTCATTTTGTGTGTTGATCTCCTGCATTATCCTTACCTTTGAAGCGTCCCCTAAAAAGGCGATCTGCCCCGTTGTAAAGCTTGTCGCGTTATGTTCAAATAATCTAAGCATTTTCTTCACCATCCCAATCTACAAGGTCAAACTCGGTATCATATACAAAATACGGTGTATACGATACCTCTACTGTAAACTCATTTGTTCCATTCCTGATAATAGTCAATTCATTATCCCCCGGCTTTAATTCAAAGAAGGTTCCCGTCACACTGCCAATAAGATTATTGTTTTCACCAGTGACTAATTGTTTTTGACAGTCTATTTCTATTGTTGTACTCCCGTTGCCGATAAATCCTAACGTATTACCGTTTATGGATAGTGTTGTATCATTGATGCCAGATGCGCACTCCAGCGTGATCACTGGCCGGACGTGCCATGTCCCAACATTCAGCACATTCATTGTATGCTTTGCCCCAGTAAAACTGCTTGTAAAATATTCATCCATACCAATCGGCAGGTTTTCATCCAGTGATATTTCATCATCCAATGATGGTCCTTCGGTATCAAAAATACATCTTGCCATTGGACGAACCCGGAAAGACACATCAATTTCTGCAACCCTTCCCTGTATTTTAGGGGCATATGATATTTGTCCCGTGATCTTTGCATCCCAAATAATATACGGCATATCATCAAAGATAAGCTCCCCACTGCCCCGGAGCCAGGTAGCAACCCTGGACAACTTCTTTTGCAGTTCCCGTAAATCAACAGAAGTGATGTATAATGTAATATCAATAATTCGGTCTTTATAAAAAGCCCGGTGATAGGGATTGGATTCCGAAAAATCCAATTCCCCATCTGATAAAGTTGTATCTTCTGTGTATGTTTTCATTTCAGCGTCCATAGGACGGTTTTTCGTTTTGAAGTCTATCCCAAAAACGCTGGAATGCTTTCCATTAAAGCTAAATCCTGCACGCATTATCCTGTTCCTCCGTTCCACTGCTCCAATATGTGACGTATATCCACACCATCAGCCGCATGGATATTAAATACCCGGTTGTCTATATTTTTATTTGTGGTAGTATTTACAATACTTTCACTGGCCTTATTTATTGCGCCTACAAGGCTGTTCACCACGCCCTGAATATCAATTCCTTGCTGAAGCATTTTATTCAGCACGTTCATTTTATTATCTTCCGCCGTTTTCAGATCAGATTCAAGCCGGTCAATGATTGCATTGTTTGATTTCTCCAACTGGTACAGCTCTTCATCCCGCTGTAATTGCTTGAACTGCTCTTGCAGCTCCTTATACTTTTCCTGTCCCCGGTTGGTGGTGGCATTTTTATAGATTTCCAGCTGGTCCTGCACATCCGCCATATCCTCTTTACGGTCGGCCACGGTCCAGCTATCCCGGAGGGCTTGTTCTTCCTCGTCAAATTTATCTTTGAGGTCGTCAATATAGTCCTGCTGGGCCTCTAAAACTTTGTCAAGCTCGGCCTTTTGGGCTGTATACAGGTTCATCTCTGCTTCGGCGATTTTACGCTGACTGTCCTTTACGTCAAGCCCTCCCAAGGTGTTCAAAAGCTTTGTTTCCTCGTCGATCACCCGCTGCCAATACTCCACTTCGCTATCATTGTGCATAAAGTCCCAACCGTATGTTTCAGCTTGCTGCTTGTAGAAACTAGCAGAATCCCGCCACTCATTCAATTGGTCTGTGTTAAGGTCCATTTCTCGGTCGTCAATATCGGTCGAAAGTTTTACTTTCACAAGATACTGTTCGTCCGTAAGCTCGCCAATATCAGCAAAGAACTTCTCTACATAGTCCCTCTCACGCTGCAACGCCGCTCTCTGCCCTTCCACAGAAAGGTTGTTGTACTTTTTCTCATGCTCGATCCACTGGTCAGAGAAGTCCTTTTTGCCCTCTACAAGCTGCTCTGTGAAGCCAAGCATGGTATCGGTGTATTCTCCCCATGTCATGCGTCCGGCTTCTACTTCTGCCAGATTCCGCTCCTTGATACGCTGGTAAGCCGCGCCGATATCCTCGTCCCAGTCATTTAAGCTGTTGCGGGTATCGATCCATTGTTCGGATTCGCTGTTCTTCTGCTCTGCGATCTTCTGCAGGGCGTCAAATTTTTGGTTTTCGATCTCCTGGATCTTTTCCGCTCCATACTGGTAAGAAATGATATTAGCGTCAATATACTCTTGCGTGTATGCTTTCATCCGATCAAGACCTGCGATATAGTCCTCCGTGGACATTCCATTGTACTTTACTTGCTGGTCAAGCCACTTTTCGGATTGGCTGGAGCGTTCATCATACATCTGCTTTCCGTATTTTTTGAGGGTGTCGGTATATTCCTTATACGATATTTTCCCGCTTTCCAGCGCTTCATCTTCCCGCTCCACGATTCGGTAAAACGCTTCAATCGGCCCATCATCCGCCCAGTCGTTCAATGCCGTGCGTTCGGATATGTAATCCATGGAAATCTCGTTGAGTTCATCCACCAAATCACGGGATAATTTATAGATTTCCTCGTTGATTTCTTTTACTACATCAGCATCCTTCTTGTACTTCGCTAGCATACCGTTCCACCAGTCCAATTGCTCTTGTACAGGAATTTGGCTTGTTTTCATCCGATGATTAAATGTATCCTTGTCCGTGTCCCAGCTCTTATTTCCCTTGCCCGACGCATAACGGGGGATTCTTTCGCCGGATAGGATCTTCTTTGTTTCCTTCGCTGTGTATACCTTGTCATGTCTCGCCAAAGGAACAATCACATCCCGCCCCTCAAACATATAATGTCGGCCATTATGCTCGATCAGCTCCCGCGGATCTGCAACGCCTCTTTCATCATTGACCATTGCAAGGCCGCCCTCAAAGTCTTTTGTCCCTTTCGCTTTCCCCTTTATAAATTGCCCTGAAGAATAAGCTCCGCTTGATACGTTTCCCGCACCGTCGGATTCAAACTTCAACGTAACTTTTTTTGTGGTAGGAATACTTTTTACCGCTGCTGCCGCTGAATTTGCAGGTCCTGTCACACCATCATCACACGTCAGATTCGTATTATGGTTTTCTGGTACATTCTCCACGGCCTGTTCTGCGGTTTCCGCTGCCGGTGTTACTCCGTCATTTGCTACAAGCGTTACAACGCCTGTTTTGCCGTCTATTTCCGCAATCTTATTGCCTGCATCATCTAGTACATCAATATTCCCATCCGCATTGACTGCCACTTCTGCCGCTCTTCCGTCAAGCTCCGTTGTCCACTCCCCGGCCTTGTTGAGAATCGTGATATTTCCGTCTGCATTGACCGATACTTTGGTCTTTTTCCCGTCAATCTTTTCCGTCAGTTCCTTTGTTTTCTCAACGATTGAAATATCACCATCAGCGGATATTTCTATCTTTTTATTGTCCGGTATCAGTCCCATGCTATGGGCAAACTGTGTTATTTGCTGTGAAGTCATTCCAAGACTACTACCAATCGAGGCAAAATCTTTCGCAACTGCTGGTAACGCTCCCGCTTTGGCGGCCTGATCTATGCTCGTAAAGCCATTTTTTATAAGGGCTGCCTGTGAACTAATATCCTGACTTGCCATCCCCATCTGTTGTCCAAGAGTGATTACATCATTTACTACAGCGGGAATAGCTTGATTGTCAATCGCTTGCTGCATATCGGTAAAGCCATTTTTAATCAATCCAGCATTTGTAGCGATTGCCGGGGCTGAAAGGCCCATTTCCTGGCCGAATTTAATATAATCAGATACTACCTCATCTAGCTTGCCGGATTCCGCTGCCTCTCCAACACCTTGAAGCTCATTTTTTGCAAGAGCTGCATCCCGTGCAACTGCGGATAAAGCCCCAGCCTGCGCCGCCTGACTTAGATTGTCAAATCCATTTTTGAATACTGCAATTTGAGTGGAAATTTGTTCAGACGACATCCCCCACGATTCCATTGTGGACTTCATATCGGAAATTACTGTTTGTACAGCATCCCCGCCAGCCTTGAACACATCCTGCACATTATTGAAATTGTTTAGTTCTATAGCTGATTTTTGAGCGGAGGAAGAAAATCCATTCAATCCTTCCTTTGCTTTACTTACACGTTCACCTGTTGTCTTTACCTGGTCGTCCAGCCTTTTAATTTCTGCCGTAATGTTTTTAGTTGGCTGGTCAAGACCGTCCGCTCCTGGCAACAAATCCGGAAGATTTAAGCGGTTTCCGGTTAGCCGTTCGTAATTATCAAATAATTCCCTGTATTTTTGTGTTAATGCTTCTGTACTTTGTAGTCTTTCGGTAACTCCCAGGGATTCGTCATTTCGTATTGCCGCATATTCATCTTTTAACGCCCCCACCTGTTGCAGCCATTGTGACGCAATTTCTTTATTCTGTTTTTGCTGATTATATACTCTTCCCTGCTGTTCTAGGGTTTCAGTCTGCTTTTCTATCTCTTCCTTAGGTTTACGGTCTTCAAGTTCTTTCCTTGCAGCTTCGGCCTGTTCTTTTTTTAGCTGCTTTAACAAGGATAACGCCGCTTCAATTTCCCCCGTGTCTACAAGGATTTTTACCTCTTCTGTGCCATTATCTTTAAGCCATTGTGCAATTTCCTTCTGCCGTTCCTGGGCTTTGTTAAATTCCTCCGAATTAAGAGTACCGCTATTTATGGATTTATTTAACCCTTCGTATTCTGTTTGGAGGTCTTTTATATTGCTAACCTGTTTTCTCGCCCCTGCGGCCTTATCATAAGCTTCTTCAAATGTCTTTCCAAGCTCTGTGTTCTTTTCTATCGCTTCTGTTACGTGCTTTGAAATAACTTTATAGGTTTCTACTACAATAGCCGGAGCAGCGGCTGCCCCCGCAATGCTAAACGCAGTTGAAGAGGTTAATGCGGACATTCCTTCTTTGACTGTGCTTCCAATCATTTTAACGATTGCGCCGAAAGTTTTAGCTTCTCCTGCTGAAGTAATGAACTTCTTACCTACATCTTTAATAGATCCTGATACATTTACAAGAAAATCGCTTTGTTTAAGTTTCCCTAACGTACTCTTAAATTCACCTACATTTTTCAGTACACTGGAAAAACCTTTTGCCGTGGCTCCCAGACCAATAACGGTAGCCCCTAAACCGATAACGGTTTTTTGCGTTCCTTCGTCCATGCTTGCCAAACCCTGTGCAAACTCTGCAACTCCTGCCGCCGCATCACCGATCGTTGGCAAAAAGGCTTCTCCAATGGAACGTCCTGCTTCGACAATGCTGTTTTTTGCCTTTAGCATCTTGCTTTGCGTTGTTTCCATCTTTTTGTCAACTTCATTCTGCAAAGCGGTGTTTTCACCCCAAGCTTCGTTGGACATTTGAACAGCTTCTGTTATCCCCGCTTCACTGTTCGCCAGCCTAAGCAACGAATCACGGAGACGGACTTCTGTAAAGCCCATGTCCTGTAGCATCTCAACGGCACTGCTCCCGGTTTCATCCGCATTTTGCAGGCCCTTGATAAAGGCATCAACCGCTTCGGCCGGGCTGTTGTCGACCAAATTCTTAAATTCTTCGCTGGTCCTGCCTGTGATTTTTGCAAAGTTTTCAAGCTTCACGCCGGAATTTATAATAGCATTCAATTCCCCGTTCGTCATACCTAGGCTGCCCGCCAGATCCTTAAATGATTTGCTGTCATTAGCAGACATCAACTGCAAGTCACGCAAGCTTTTCCCGGTTTTTTTCGAGATATTGTTTACCTGGTCATACCCAGTAGCGGACGCAAGCTGCATGTTGATCATTGCTTTAGAGAATGCACTGCCGCCCATTTCCGCCTCAATACCTACACTGGATAATGCGGTTGCGATGCCTAAAATATCCGCTTGATTTAGGCCAAGCTGCGTCCCAGCTCCAGCCAAACGCATACTCATTGCCGCAATATCCGCTTCGGTCGTGGCAAAATGATTCCCCAAATCAACGATTGAGCTTCCCAGTTTGTCAAAATCCTGCTGCGACATTTTTGTGATATTTGCGAATTTAGCCAGTGTTGCGGCCCCTTCTTCCCCGTAAAGGTTCGTGGCCACCCCCATTTTCGCCATCATTTCCGTAAAGCCGGATATATTTTCGGTTTTGATCCCAAGTTGTCCGGCTATGGCTGCAAGCTCGGTAAGTTCTTTTGTGCTTGATGTTGTAGAGGTTGAGAGGTCAATAATCGACTGTTTTACTTCTTCCAACTGCTCTGGTGTACCATCCACCGTCTTTTTTACGTTGGCGAAATTGTCCTCAAAATCAATCGCAAACTTTGCGGATGCCACTCCGCCGGCTGCCAATGCCAAAGCACTATATTGTAATGGTTTTGTAATGGTGTCAACCGCTTCTCCTGCCTGCTTAAAATTTTTACTGCTATTTTCTAGCTTTGTTATTTTGTCCTGGCGTTCGACTTCCGCAAGCCCTGATTTTAAAGAATCATACTGCGTGGTTGCCTTTTCTACAGCTTTTCCTGCGTCTATATATGCCTTTTTACTGCTTTCAAGCACTGCTTGATTCGTCTGAATCGTACCGGTAATATCGCCATGTTTTTGCTCCAGAGCAGAAAGTTCCGTTTTCGTCCACTCAATAGCCTTTACATTGTCTTTATAGGCTATATTTCCTCTATCTAAAACCTGGTTTGCTTGTTCCAGGCTCTTGATTTCCCCTTGTTTTGAGCGCATCATGCTTTCAACGCTTACCTTCTGCGCCTGGAGGAGCTTTACATTCTCGCCAATGCTTTTAGAGTTCTTTTCATAAGCAGTCTTTGTATTGTTTAAAGCTGCTTTCGCTGTGCTTAATGTTTTTTCTGATTGTTTAAGCTGTTTATTATACTCTTTTAGGCCTTTGCTAGACTGTGAGGTGGACTTTTGAGTCTTTCCCTGCATTCCGGTCAACTGGCCCTCCACCTGCTTTATTGTTGATTCCAGCTCTGACGCATCACCGGTTATTTTTACAACTAAACTTGCTATTTCATCCGACATAGATCCACCTCCTTAATATCCGTAAAACATTTTCATATGTTCAGGCATACTCTCATAGTCCGGCTCTTCTTCCTCATTCAATTTGTCCAGCATTTTGAATAATACGTCCGGTCTTTGCCGTCCCACTTCATCGGGTAACATATGGTGAGCTTTTAAAAATACCGCGTAAATATCCCTTAAAGCTTCTTTTTTTTCCCTGTTACCCGTTAATCGTTTTTTGCTGCGTCATTGAGTGTTTCAATATAAAATCTCCACACTTTTTGAGACAGTGCTGCCCTTTTCTGCACGGGCAACTTTTTGATCTCCTGGTCCGTTGCGACTGTCCCCTCAAATAAATAGGATACCGCTCCGATCCCAAGCCTTAAAATACCGTTTTTCTCATTTGAATTTCTCGCATCATCAATCAAACACATTGATTCAAAATCAAATGGTTTCGATACTACCACTTCCCCGTTGATCTCAACGCTTAACGTTTGCTGTGCCATGTCTTTTCCTCCTTGATTTAAAAGATAAGGGGACACAAATACACTGTGTCCCCTCTTGCGTTATTATTCTACTGGTGTTGGTGCTGCTCCCGGATAATAATTCAGGTCCGAAAACCATTTTTCCTCAAGCTCTGCCTTTGTTACGCTTTCCGGCAGATCGCTTTCATCAAAGTAAGCGTAATAATTATTATCAAAATCACGCTGTACCGCGGTAAAAGTTGCTTTTGCGGTTTGCTTTTCAGGTGCGCCGCTGGAGCTTTTGGTCTTGCCTCCTACATTGGATGCGAAACTATACGACCCTTTATAGTATCGTACATAGCGATATGAGCCATCCGACTTCAAAATCCTCCATGCCACACCAAAATATACTGTATTTGTAGCATTCCCTACTTCAATTACACCGTTTTTCTGTTCAAGTCCGCGCCATAAAGCGTCAACTTCGGGCGGAATATCCGCATTTGTAATGTCGTGACCCAGTTTTTCAATATAACTTGATACCTCATAAATTCCGTTATCTGCGTCGAATGGTTCACTCCCGCCTGTATCTGTTGGGGCGATTTCAACCGTACCTTTTAGTCCATACCCCTCTCCGTATGTAGCTCCTTCTGCCGTGTCTGATACTACATTGAAAAAAGTGTATCGGTCTACACCAATCGTTGGTAGTGGTTTCTTTTTTTCTACTACATTTGCCATTATTTATTCCTCCTATAAATTAAAACTTTTTGTAAATCTCATTGTACGGTGATATACACCGTCTACTTTGGGTAAATCCATTGATAGCTCACGATTCCAGCCATCTTTTGTCATAATTTCGTTTATTTTCACCCCTAAACTTCCTGAATCCAGCGGTTTTTTTGCCCAAATATCTACCTGTACAGTGCCATTTTGTATGCTTTCTTCATTATCACAAGTGAATCCAGGACGCTCCGTTAAAGCGTAAAAGCTGATTATCGGAAAGTCTTTCCATTCATCTGGGTATTGATATACAACGTTGCAACCAATCAGAGATAACGTCTTTTCTGCCTCCACACTTACATCAATCATCTATATGCCTCCTTAAAAGCCTGAATTATCTGGGGCACATTATTTTTTAAAGCAGGCACAAGGAAAGGCTGCGGGGCTTGCCCGGACGTTGTGTAAAACCGTCCGCCGCTGTAATAGGTCCATGACTTTTTCGTAGTATGGCCGACAGAAGGATCTCCCTTGCTGCCTGTGCCAAACTCAACGTGAATGCCATATTCAACATTTGTACCCACTACAGCACTATCACCCTCAACCTGGCTTGTAATGCTTTGCCTTAGTCGGCCAGTATCTTCTGGACAGTTTGCGGCTGCGTCAGCACGAACAATTTCTCCGGATTTCGCCAGCGCATTCTTCATTTTACCACCTGATACCAGTCCATTCAGTTTGTTTACAACGCCATCTATGCCCTCAATACTGATATTCACTTTATCACCTTCAATAGTGATTCTTCGCCCATTTCCCAGGATGAAACGTAAACTACTAAATACCTTTGTTCTTCAATCTGTACAACATTTCCCTCTGCCAGATGTTCATTTTGGGCGCAATACATACGGTATTGGCATTGGACATCAAATCCGTACTCATTCTGTGCCAGCCCTCCGCTGTATGGCTGTACATCTGCCTTTATCTCATCCAGCACTTCAAATTTCTTTTCGGAATCACTATACCCGCCACCGCCGGTCAATTTACCGATTTGTACAGGGATTTTATAGAACTTCTCAAACGGATTTAATCTCACTGGGAACACGCCCCTTTCGGTTCTTGAACGGATCCAGCCGCTTATAATAATTCATTAATACATTGTCGTCAGGCCGTACACGCTCATAAGATATGCTCCGGCTTCCTTCTGATATGGATTTCACATCTTCCGGCGCTGCTTCCTGCCCATACCCTTTCGCCCGGTATAGATCCGCTGCGATTATCGGGACCAGGCTTTCCAGCTGCCGGGGCATTACCTCAATCCGGCAATAGCCTAAAATCATATTCTCTGTATCAGAAATCAAAAAGGACAACAAGCCATCCTGCTTGCCGTCCTCGATTCCTAATAGTAGTTTTAATGTTAGTAGTGTTTCCATAGCTTATCCTCTGGAGAATATACGGCAGATAGGAATCGCCTTATGATCGTAATACTTGCGGACCGAAGATGCGCCATTATCGTTGACAAGCGTCCAGTTCGCTCCATTTTCAAACTCTGCGTTTGTAGGCGATAAAGAGGCCTGTGATTTCTTCTCGTAAGAAATCCCTACAGGGGCTAAACATTTACGCTGCCGTGAATACAACGTAGTCATGCCGCCATTGGTTTTTTCGTCTCTTACCATAGCGTATGGATGGCGGGCTCCTATGTTCTCATAGCTGAAAGCTCCCTGGCCCAGCACATATGTCGTATATTTGGTATAGCTCTCTGCATTTTCTCCGGTTCCTACAATTTCTTCGACCGGCATACTGTCATCCACAATAACGGTTCTTCCGTTCCATGTGCCCATTTGCAATTCTCTTTCGACACCATCTTTGTCGGTATATGTCATATACTTCAGCAGCTTCACGTTTTCAAGATTTGTCGCCACAACGCTGTGCATTATAACGAGCTTAAACTTGTTCTTGTCCTGACCGCTGGCCTGCTGTATCGCTGTGTTTAGAGTTGCAGGGCCTACATTACACTTAAGATTCCCCTGTGCGTCCTCTCCTGCCGCTTCGGTGATATCGTAGGTATGACCATTTACAAACTCAAGATTGTTTGCGCCGGTCATGCTGAATATACCCTTGAGTATAGACAGCAGTATATCCTGGTCTATTTCAGCCCAGTATTCCGACACCTGTTTCGCTACATTGTCCATAAACTTTACGCCGCCGGTGATGTCCTCGGAAAAGTCCGTTTCTGTCCAGCCTTTGGCTCTGCCGTAAACTACGACGCCCTGCTCATATGTGGTGGTGCTGTCTGATGTTATATCTGTCTTGCCGTCAAAGTTTACCGGAGCGCCGCTAAGATTGCCGAACAACGGTATTCTGCCATAATGCGTTGTGGTCTGCGAGCTGAACAGACCGCGTATTTGAGAATTTCCCTTTAGCGCTTGTGATTTTATCAGCTCGTTTCTTTTCAGATTAGGTACGTTTTCCACGTACCGCCCGAACGCTTCAGCGTTAAAGCTCTTATAGTCAAATTTTTCGTTTGCCATTCTTCTTTATCTTCCTTTCTTTGTTATCCTTGCGGATTATTCTTTAGGTATTCCACCTGCTCTGTATACGTCATTTCACTAAACGGTTTTGGCGGGGCTGGTGTGCCTGTTTTGGGTGGTTTGCCTTTGGTGATCTCGTCTACAATACTTTTTTTATATGCCGAAAGAGCCTCTTCAAGGATCTTTATATTGTTTTCGACTTCGTCCGCTCCCATGGCTGTGATCATCTTTGCAAACCCGGCCGGATACTTTTTGTCTGCAAGCTGCCTTTCCACTTGAAATTCTAGCTTTTCATGCTCAAAATCAGCCCGTTCCTGCTCAATTCGTTTTGCATTTTTTTCAGCGTCTGCCTTTGCGATTTCTTCCGCCGACATCTTCGCCCGTTCCTCTGCTTCTTTGCGCGCTTTTTCAATGCGTTCTTCCATATCTTTTTGCCATTTTGCCTGTGCTGTCTTTAGCGCGTCCGTTACCCGCCGGTCTGTTTCTGCCTGCAAGTTCTTTTCGTATTCCTCCTGGGTGTATGTTTGTTGTCCCTGTTCGTTGCTGGTTTCAGTTGCACCCTGCGCCCCTGATTCTTCGCCCCCAACAGTTACATTTGTGTTTTCTTCCATGTGAAATCCTCCTTAAAAATGATATAAAAATAAAGCGTATAACCCCACGCTTTTCAGGGAGATATGATTGGATCACCATTCCTTTCCCCTATGTGTATGTTGTGCCTATACCCACATTATCACCGCCTTTCATTGAATCTACATCCTTTTAAACAGTCCCACGCTGCGCATTCATCTTTTATACATTCTGCCATCGCTCCCGTTTTTATTACATGCTGCTCAAATGATTCCACTTTTCCATCATTATCATAGGTATAATTTTCTTTTGTTTCTTGCAATTTAACTCCAAAATGTGGACATTTCATTTTATTACTCTCCTTATGCCACTTTATAATATTTGAACGCCTTTTGCTGCTCTGGTGATAGCGAATGCGCCCATTCCCCAAATGTAATACTGCCGTCTACCTTGTAATTTTTGCTTGTAAGCGGGTCCCTTGCTATTCGTGTTCTAGGCATCGCGCCGTCAATAATAGTGATGCATCTACACCGTGGATGGATAGGCGGGTAATTTTCCCCTTCTACTGCATCTGATACTTCAAATGTGCTGCCATCTAAAGCCCCGCATATTCCACAAACCCGCTCGCTAAATGCCGATACAAAACGATACCGGGCAATCCCTATTTCCTCATAAGCTTGTAGCTGCCCCTGACTCATAAAATGGGCTGTTTCTGACTGCACAAGCTTTGTAGTGGATTCTATAATCCCGCCCGGTGCTGTATCTTTTACATACTCCTGTAGCTGCTCTGCCATCCGTGATACGCTGTGGCCGTTTATCAGTCCGGTTTCAATCGTTTCCTGCACCGCATTTATAAATCGGTCATTGTGTATCCATACTCTTTTGCTGTAGTTGCTGCCTTTCCATTCTTCGTGCAGGACCTTATTGACTGCCCGCTGTGGAAGAACGCTAAAGTTAATCCCATAATCCATCCCTTTGGCTATATTGTAGATGTTTGTATAATAGGATTTCTGCAACGTATTAGCGTAAAGTGTATTTTGCACTTTTGCTGCTTGATTTGCTACTCTTCTAAGCTGTATATATGCACTGGCCTTTACTGCCTCTAATCGTGTGATTCTTGCCCCGTATGCCTGGGCGTTTATGCGGCTCATAATATCAGCCTGAATCGCTGGATCATCTGTATCTTGTAGCAGCTTCAATAGATCCTGATACAGCATATCACTATCAGCGGCATTTAATAATCTCTGCCCTTCTTCTTTCGATAAGGCAGTAATTGCAGTAAATTCGCTGAATACTTTTCTAATATCCCGATTGATCCCATCAATGGAACGCTCATAGGCCCGTATGATCTCATCCGCTTTACTTTCCGCAATACTGTGTAATGCTGCCTCAAGTGCTGCCGTTCGGCGTACCCAATAGACTTTACTCCTCTTCATTGTACTTCACATCATTTCGGTATGTGTTTGCGGCATCCGCATTCTCTTTCATTTTTTGAATACGTTCCTCTTTTGCAAGCTTTGCCTCTTCCTCGGCATCCGTAACGAATTTGAGCTGGCCGAGCAATGTCACCTGGCTAACTAAATCCTTGAGAAGGCTTATCATCTGCGCAATTTCAAGCTCATTAACTGGTAAATTCCGTGTAAATATAATATCTACCCGGTGAATCGGCACATTTGCCATCTGGCCTTTTACTGTAAGGAAATTATTATACAATTCAAAACGCTTTTTCAAGAATTTTGTAAAATACCTCTCTTTATTCTTCGTGGCCTGCTCAAACCCTAACAGCTTATACTTAATGGCAACCCCGGAAAGGTTATTCCCAAAACTTTCATCCGACAAATCAGGAACCATTGAAAATCTATGTATGTCCTCTTTAAAATCATCCCGCAAAACCTTGATATCTGATTCTGATAGTACCTTTGATAAATACTGTGCGATAGCCTCTTTATCATATCCTATTAAGATGTGTTCTTCTTTTAATTTTTTAGCCGTTTCACTGTCAAGGTCTATTCCTGCCAGAAACAAAAAAGCGTCCACAAACTGCTCTTTGTCGTTGACCCGATCAGACATAAGAGTATTATACGCATCTATCAATGGTATAACCTGCTCATAATCTGCCTGTTTTTCAGAGTTGTTAAGACATTCTACAAGGGGAACATCACCAAAGAAGTGATTCCCTTCATATGTTAGCATCATATCGTTCCAGTTATCTGTTGACGTCTCATAGGTGAATATTTGGGTATCTGTATACACATTGCAAACAATACCCCCTATCCCTCCATCCAAATCAAATGTTTTGTAATAATATACCCCAAACAGCGGATTGTGTGTGCAATCATCACTATATACAACAAACGCCTGACAAGGATTTATAAATACACTCTTAGGTTTGCTATCACCATCCGCATATACCAACTCATATGCCCGCCCGTATATGCTCGTTTTTTTTACAATCTCGCTATCCAAGCTTGAAATATCCTGTTCTAAATAGGCATTTTTCAATGGCTCTATGTCATATTCTTCCGCCGGGGAATATGCTACCTGGTTTCCTGCAAGATAGGATTGTATCATATCTGTTATATACTTCGCATGATTGCAGACAACCTTATTATTGGCTATCTTTTCAGAGGAACGCCGCCTCTGTAGTATTCTGTGATTGCCTTTATAGTAATCATATAAAAAATTATACCTACTTATCTTTGCGCTGTGTTTTTCTATAAGTTTTGCCAAAATATCAACGGTAATACCGTTTTTAATTATTCCTTCATCTAT